TTTTTATCGTTACTCCATTTTGTTTTACTCTAAACGTAGTAGAAACGGGAGGTAATGGAGCGGGGCTAGTTGTATTAATGTTACCCGCCAAACTTATTACAATAGGCTCGTTAATACTTACTATGCCATTGTAAGTTATTTGATAACCTCCAACTATTGAGAAATCGGCCGCCGTTACAACAGTCCAAGGTACGTTTACTGGGTTGTTGTAAGTACCCGTAGTTACATCGGCATCAAATGTTTTATTATCTAAATCAAATCCATCTTTATTCTCATCCCATACCTCAAGTAATGTTGCACTCCATGTAGCACTCGCAAAATCTATTTCTTTAAGATTTACTATTGCGTACACTTTATCGGGGTCATCGTCCACAAATATTACCGTATTATGTAAACCAATACGATCGCCATTATTTAAAATGCCGTAAAAATTAGCATCTAACTTTGTGCGGTTAAATCTTGTATTTTCCCAATAAGCAATATTATTTTCTTTACGAAAACTCATTTCTTCCGTTGGAAATCTATAACGATACCATGTACTATCTAAAATTGATGTTCCGCCACTATTTAACAAAGTGCCTTTATAATTCCAAGAAAAGCCATCTTGTAAAAAAATGTCATTCTCTTGCTTATTATATAAAGTGTCCGTTTTAGTAAATGCCGTTTTAACACCTACCAATGGTTGCGCACTTATTCCGTTAAATTGCTCAATAATTTCAAAATTAAGAGCCTTTATGTGCATCTCGTTTGTAGAGTCAAGTAATGCGTGGTAATCTAAAATAAAGGCTATTTTAATTACTCCGTTATCTGGTATTGGCTCACTCTCCACATTTAAGCTCACATATTCCGTAGGCTCGGGACTACCCGCTTGATTATACTTTGTACCAATAAACCATTCTTGATCGGTGTTTGTATTTATGGTAAAAGTACTTGTAGTTAAATACCACTTACCATCTTGACCAAGGAAATAATTATTAGCCGCGCCATCAAGCATTACTACCATTTGCCTAAAAAAACCATCCTCGGTAAAATCGGTCTCAAATTTATAATCTATCCCAATTACCAATTTCTCACCCGTAAATACTTTAACCTCTTGGCTTCTTAAATAATAATCGTAAGGCGTTGTTATAACTTGCTCGCCTGGAACCCTTACATAATTATCCTCTAAATAACCATAAGAGGTATTTGACCATTCTTCATTTCTTGTTACACTACCCGTTGGAGGTGTTGTCCCACCAAATCCCCAATAATCGGGGTTAGGAGTAGCCGTATATTTATAATCGAAACTATTTAAATTATATTGCTTGAGTATAGCCGTTGTAGTAAGTAAGCTACCTCTTGAGAATGTACCATTGGTAATTAACTCGCCAATTTGCTCGTAATTAAATGTTACACTATTCTCTTTTGTTCTTCTATTTATATTTCTAATAGCACTAGGAGAGATTAACTTAATATCCTCGTCATTGCCTACATTAATATCATATCTAGTGTTAATAGCCGTTCTAACGCTACTATTCTCAACAAATCCTCTTAAGTTCTCCGTTTTGGGTACGTAAAGCTCCTCCATTCTCATTAGCCACCAATTGTCATTGTACATAAATAAATTTTGGTTGAAACCTCTATTTATTTTGTCAAGAACTTCTAAAGATGATTCGTACTCGGTGCTTTGTATTTGAAAAGTCTTAGGATCAATAGTGCATTGATCAAGTGATGTATAAGTTGCACTATCGGTCATTAATGGATGAAATAAATTATTAAAACAATAAAACTTATTCCAATCTTTGACCGCATTTGCCGTACAATACTCAATATATTGCAAAGGCGTTGTTTTTGCGGTTACTTCCGCACCCGCATTTGACAATTGAAAATCTCTATTATATCCAAGGCCATCTATGGCTCTTATTATTAAAATGTGATTAGTGTCCTCCCAAATCTCTTGGAAGTCATCTTGCAAAAGCCATCCTCTCCAATAAGGTGTAACAAGGCTATCATAATAAAAAATAACCTCAATATCGTTATCCTTATCCATTAAAAAATTATCAATACTCACTCCACTTGCACTACCTACTATTTCAATTTCGGCCATTTGTGGTCGTATAGGCTTAAATAAGTCATCATTTGTATTAAACTCTTTTAATACAAATGGCTTAATGCCTCCACGAAGTTCCGTAGTTGCACCCGTAAACCCCTCAAAATAAAACTCTACGCGGGCATCTTGGCCTTGTAGAGTCTTAAAATTTATTCTATATTTTTCTGCTTTAGCCAACTCTATTAATTGTTGCGTTTGATCTATTTAATACTCCAACTAAATCACTACCTCTTTGTACAAATACTACTTGCCCACTTAATCCTAATCCTCCATTGATGCCTCCGAAATTTGCCTCTTTTCTTAATCCTCTTGGTGTGTAACCTAAAGAAGGTTTTGCACCAATGCCTTTTGCTCCGCCAGTTGCTTTATCGGCAAGCCTAACCGTTGCGCTATAACCTCCATTTGTGATTGCATCCGCAGCCGCTATGGCTAATGTTGTTGTAATAATTGAACTTAAAATATTTGCAAGTGTTCTTAATACAACTTTACCAAATTCTTTCCAACTTAATTTACCGCCTTCTAAAAGTGTATCAAATATATAATTTAATGGCGCACTAATAGCTTGTTCAATTGTATTTTTAACACTTTCAAATTGTTTTTTAAGTTGGTCTGTATATTCTTTATTTTTTTGTATAATGTCTGGATTAATAACTTCTTCAATAGGTTTTACTTTAAAATCTTTAAATGATTGAATCGTGTCTTGTATAAAACCTTTGGTAACAACTTGATTTTCTAAATCTAATTGTTCTTTTTTTATTTTTTTCTGAATTTGAGCTTGCTCCTTTAATCTTTTTAAATAATTATCAAATTGAGTGCCGCCAGATGGAGCTGCCATTGGAACTGCAAAATCTATTAATTCTTTTTTTTGTTCTAATAATTTATCTTGATCTTTTATTAATTGTTTATTATTAGCAATTTGTTCTTTTTCTGCTTGAATTTCATCTTTTATACCTTGTGTTCTTTTTCTTGTAGCTTCATTAATATTTGTAACTCCTATTACAATAGGATCAAGTTGACTTAATATTTTATTTTGTTCAAATTCTAAATTAGAAAATTCATCAGTAACAGTATTTATACTATTTTTTAAAGATGATAATGCAAGAGCTTCGGCCGCTACTGATTCTGCCGTAGCTTTACCTTGTTCTCTTCTTTTTCTTGCATCATTTAATTTAAATTGTTGCTCTCTTTCCCTATTTTCTAAATTTATTAATTCTAATTTTTTAGCACCTAGTAACTCTTCATTTTTAGTTAATGCGGCTTTTATACCAGCCTCTTGTACTTCAAATTTTAATAGCTCTTTTCTTGCTTGTAAATTACTTTCAATTAATCTACTTGATATTTCAGTTAAAGCATTTTCATCTCTAATACCAGCTACTACATCTGGAGCAACTTTTTTTAACTCATTATAAGCTGCAATTCTATCTTTCGCTGGTAAACTTAAATCTGTTAATCTCTTTACTAAAATATCAACCTTTGCTGATTCTGCAACAATATTTTTGCTTGCATCCGCACTAGCTTTATTATATTCCTTTTGTGCTTCGGTAAGTTTAGGAGTTAATCCTAATATTTGATTAAATGCTTCTCCAAGAGACCCATATTTTTGAACCAATGCGGTTATACCACTTATAATAGCTCCAAATGCAAATGAAATACCGGCTGGGCCTATTAATGCAGCACCAACTTGTTTTAATGCTCCTCCTAATCCATTACTAGATTTAGCTAATGTGCTAAATTGATCAATAACTAAAGGTAAGTTGTTTTGGATAGCTATAAATCCAAATGGTAAATCTCTTGCTACTTGACTAAGTGAAAATAATGCGGCAGCACCTTGACCAGATGCACCAGGTAATTTGTCAAGACCAACTTTACGAAGATTAACTAAACTAGACTCAAGTTGTTGAATATATTGATTTGTTTGAACAATCGCTTGTCCAGTCTTATTTTTAAGACTATCTCTAACACTTTTTAATTCTGCTTCAACTTGGGTAATAGATTTTTCGAATCTGCTAATGTCAGCACCTAACGTAAATATAAAATCTGTATTAGCGGCCATTCCTATATCTATTTATTAATTCTCTATATTCCTCTTCGTCTATTTTAGTTGTATCCTCATCTCCTGGTAATTGCCACAATTGCTCTGGTGTTTTTGGCGCACTCTTTGGATCGGCCATTAACCTAACCATTGTGAACATAAGTAGTCTAGTTTGTTTGTAACTATCTATCTTTTTATCTTCATGCCCTTTCATCATTAACGAGTAATGTTTAGGGCTTAAAGAGTAAAATTGATTAGGCATGAGTCCCAACTCTCCAAACGCAAACGCCTCTATTTCTTCCCACGAGAGGTCTTTTTTTTTGCTTGCTCTTGCGATTGATTTTCTTGTCTTATAAAATCGCTTTCAGACCAAACTTTTATAACTTTTGCGATGTCATTATCTTCTTGGTTTTTAAGCAAAGTTTGCTCAACCCATTCAACAATGTCCGCAAAGCTATATTTAGGATCAACCTCCTTAACTAGACAATTATTGAAATATCCACTATATATAATGTGAGATATTGTAATCTCACTTAATATTGATATATCAAATGTTTTGTCTTTTGAGAATTTGTCTTGAAGGTATCTAAAAGACGCCATCCCAAATTTTAGTCCAATAGTTTCGTTGTTAATAGTAATAGTAGTGTAGTTCATAATTATGCGGTAATGTCAATAGTTCCGTTTGAAGTAAATGTACCAGAGAAGTTGATAAACTCGGTTGTAGATTGGTTAAGTGTTAATGATGTCAAATAAGCATCAAATGATTGATAATAAGATGCGCCAGAACTTGAACCAGAAACAACTGGGTTTTGTACTCTTACCAATACTTGTGTACCAGCGTTAAAGTACCCCAATAAAGATGAGTAACTAACCTCTGATCCGCCAGGAGCAGTTTCGCAAATTGCATCGAAATCAACAGTCATATTGGGCTTACCAATAGATGTGAAAGTTCCGCAGTTTGTTTGCTCTACTGTTGAGTCAACTGATCCGTTCACGCTTGATGTACGCAAGCAAATGAGCGATTTCCAAGTAGAACCATTGTCTGTGCTAATATCTACGCTTTGGGTAGAACCTTGAATTTTTGCCATTTTTGTTTATTTTTGATTTACTAGATTTCTAATTGTTATTACTTTTCTTGCTATATAATTATCCCCTTCCCACAAAGGTAAATAATTTGAACTTGTTCGAGCCATTGGGAATACATAAAAGTCCGTATCGCTAAACCCATTAATCTTTGTATCTGGAATTAATATATTTAGGATTTGACCCGCAATATTGTCAACTTGGCTTACGTTGTTATTCTTGTTTTGCTCGCTATAAATCTCTATTGTTACCTCAACCTCATTATCAAAGCTATCATTGGTATTATTAGCTACCTCAATAATATTATTTATAATTACATATCTATCTGGAGGAGTTACAAATGGAGGCTGCCCATAAACGGGTACATTCTTACCATTGTAAGTAATGTTGCCATTTAAAGCATTTACATAAATCGTTCTTACGTTATTTGCACTATCCTTCATTATGCTTGTCTTTTCTTTCTTAAAAAGTCTCTCACTCTCTTTTGATATATAGGCCAATAAGCCAAAATGCTTGGTCGCATATAAGGTCTTGGAGGTAAACTTATTTGTTTTATTGAATTACCTCTAAATTTATTTGCCAATTGAATCCAACTATCTCTTTCTGGTTTTATAAAACCTTGACCAGTACCAAATTCAATATAAGCCGCATAATCCGTTTGAGCTACAAATTGATAACTAAGGAATTGATCCTTTTTAAAGGATATGCTATTTAATAGCCTACCAGTATCAACGCCTCTATATGGTTTCCCATTATAATTAACTACAATACCAGCTAATATATTCTTAGCACTTCTTACCATATCCTCACCGCTAGCCGCTAACTCACGATCAACCGTTGCGCTCGTTTCGTCAACCGTTTGCTTGAGCTTAGTAAGCATCTTGTTGAACTTATACTCATTAACTTCTAAACGGAATCCACTCGGCATTAGATTATATATATCTTTTTATATTGATGATAGTTAAGGCCATCCCAATTAGGATATTGGCTAAGTAATGAGCTTTTATCCGCGTTCATCTTTTTACCTCTATTCTCAAATTGCCATGAGGTAAGTGCTAGTATATCATTTGCCAAATCCTCTGGTATTGAGCTATATCCGCTTTGGTATTGTACGTTAAAAATACCTTGTGAATATAACCATAATTTCCCACCTATAACTTCGTAATCCTCATTTTTTACCAAAGTAGTGTAAGTATTTATACCAGTTTTAATTGCTACACTATCAACGCATAATAAAGGGCTATAAGGTAAATCAACCATCCAAACGCCTGGCGCAATCCCCGTAGTTTGTAGATTAACTTTCAATAACTTATTTACCAAAGCCACACCGCTTATTTTCTCTAAATGTACCCTAGACGCACTAATCAAATCTTTTATAAGCCCATCCTCATCATTATAATCTATTTTCATCCAATCTTTAGCATCGGGTAGGGAAACCGGCTCTACTACGCCATCAGCGAGTACCGTTATCCCGTTTATATATATCGCCATACTTACTTATATTTATTAACCATTTCTCGGAACCAGACCTCAAATTCATCAAGCGTTTTTCTCGGATCATGCTCTCTTGATCTCTCTTTTGCTTTTTTGGATGCCTCACTATATTTTTTGGCATCATCCAGTTCAGTAATTGCCTTAACCCAGCTTTTAATATCATTCCGATCCTTTATAAATATGCCAGCCTTTCCACAATTCTCTACGAGACCTTCGGCCATTGTGCTTATAACTGGAATCCCAGAACAATAAGCCTCCGTAGCCGTTCTGCCCCAACTTTCATAATCGCTAGGCATTAGTAGTATTCTAGTTTGCTTGTAGTATTGCGCAATATCGGGTGTATTAGGCACTAATTTTAAATTCGGAAGGTTTGCATCCATTTGAGGATCATAGCTCCCTAAAACGCCTAAAAACCGCTTATTTGGCAATGCACGAGCAATTTGTTCAAATATCTTACCGCCTTTGTTCTCGTTGGTATTAATTAGAGTAATATATTCATTCTTCGCGGGGTCAATCTTTAGATCGTAGTACCGATAGTCAACGGGAGGCGTTAGTATAAAGTTATCCCATTTGTATTGCAATTTCTCTTTTAGCCAAAAAGAGTTATACACAACCTGTTGATTGGTGTTTGCGTCAATGATTTCGGGGTAAGGATGGCTATTATGTATAAGATGAAAAACGGGTTTTCTATAAAGTTTAGCCGCACTAATTGTCCATCTAGTATAGTCCAAATGCGTAATTACGGCATTACTCCAACGCATCAAATTATCTATTACGTTATCACTTGGTGGGAAAACATCCACGCCATCAAACACATAATTATTTTTAATCTTATAATGATTGGCTTGATGCAAAAGCACTCTTACATTGTGTCCTTTGCTAATCAAATCTTTGTTAATGTGATGTAACATCCATTCTGCACCGCAATTGTGCTGCGGAGGATAAAGATGTATTGAGCAAACTATATTCATATAAAATTATAATTTAAGTATAAGCCATAATAACCATTAAATTTGAATGATCTCATTAATGGATATTTTTCAGTAAAGTTATATATTGTTAAGTCAGATTGTTTATGTATCTCGTAAATATTGCCTCCTACGGCATCTTGCTCCATTTCATAAGGTATTGCAACCATGCAATATATACCTTTCGTAGTAATATTAGCAAGTAAATTTTGTGCATCATTTATGATCAAATGCTCTAGCACATCTCCAAGTATTAAATAATTGTAAGAGTTATAATTAAACTCTAGTATATCTTGATTGTAAACGTTTTTATATTTATCTCTTAACTCAAATTGATCAATGTAAGGCTCGTAAACCTCAACCGCATCAATATTTGTAAAATCTTTGCAAAGCAAATCGTAATAGCTACCCGATCCTGGGCCAACATCCAATATCTTAATATCGGATGAGAAATTTTTTATAAGATGATCTCTATAATCATCTTTAAAGTAATTGTATGAATAAGGCATAGTAAAAAAAAGGGAGACTTACGGGTCTCCCAATATTTAAGATTAATAAATCTTAGATGTTGCCATACAAACAAGCTGTAGGCTGGAAGCTCATGAGGTCGCAACGTGCTTCGCATCTGAACGTAATTAAGTTCTTCACGAAATCGTCTTGGTCGAACTCTGTAGAACGAACTGCAAGTCCGCTCTGTTGAGCAAT